CTTATAAAAGATTTCCTTCATTAGTAAATTATTCTACAAACAATATTGCTGCAGATAGCAGAGGTGCTGGTTCATTTAGAGATAATTCAGGTAATGTATTTAACTTTGTTGCTAAGAACACAGACATTTATCAATTAGATGGCGGAACATTTACCTCAAGAAAAGGATCGCTAACAGGTGGTAATACAGATTATTTTACATTTACACAGTTTGGTAATTATATCATAGCAAGTAATGGTGTTGATGCACCTCAATATTATTTAATGGGTACATCAACTAATTTTGCTAATCTTTCAGCAATAGCAACATCAGGAAGTGTACCAACATTTAGAGTTTCAGGTGTGGTTAGAGATTTTTTAATAACAGGTAATCAACCTACAAATCAAAATAGAATACAATGGTCAGGTATTAATGATATTGCTACTTGGGAATCAGGAACTAAACAAGCTGACCAACAAGATTTACCAGGTTCTGGTGGTGAGATTGTTCACATAACTTCAGGTGAGATTGGTTATGTATTTAGACAAAACCAAATTATACGTATGGACTATGTTGGTGGTGCAACAATATTTAGACTATCAGTTATATCTCCAAACAGAGGTGCTGTTTATGGAAGAACAGTTTGCCAAGATAATAGAAGAGTATTTTTCTATGCTGATGATGGTTTCTTTGAAATCAATGGTGATAATGTTATTGCGATAGGTGCTGAGAAAATAAACAGATTCTTTGATGTAGATTTAAACAAAGCATTTTCTGATAGAATATGTGCTGCTGTAGATCCATTTAACCAATTAGCTTTATGGTTATATCCGTCTGCATCAGATACAGCTAACACAACAGGTATTTGCGATAAAATATTAATCTATAATTATGCTACACAAAAATGGTCAACGGCTGATGCTAGTGCTAGTACCATATTTTCACAGTTCGTAGGTGCATATACTGTAGAACTTATGGATATTATCTCAGAAAACTTAGACCAAATAAATATAGCTTTAGACACAGATTTTTGGAGTGGAGGTCAAAGATATTTAGGAGCTATAGATAATAATTATAAAGCAGCTATATTTTCAGGAACAGAAAATGAAGGAACTATAGAAACTAGAGAATTAGAGTTGTTTCCAGGACATAGAAGTAGTATAACGAATGTAAGACCAATAGTTGATGCTACTGCAACTGTAATAATTAAAAGTAAAGAAAAACTATCTGATACTGAAACAGTTTCAACATCTTCAAGCATGGTAACAAGTGGTGATAATCCAGTAAGACAATCTGGTAGGTATTTTAGAATACAAGTTACTACACCAAGCGGAACACCTTGGACTCATGCACAAGGAGTTGATTTAAAAGCATCAAGAATAGGTTTAAGATGACGGACAAAACTGATATAGATAATGTTAGATATAGTTTTGAAACTCAAGAGTTTTTTCAAAGACAAATTGAAGAAGCAATAAACACATTAATTAACGAAAAGAACAAAGAAAATAATAAAGTCTTTGCATGGTTTATAGGAGATTAAATGCCAACTAATATTAAAAATTATTCAACAACCCAAGCTAGTAACACATCACTAAATAGTATTTCAGTAGCAGAAGGAATGTTACCTTCTAATCTTAACAATGCCATTAGAGCATTGATGAAGAACACTAGAGATTGGTTCAATGATGCACAATGGATTGAGTATGGAGATGGTGATGCTACATACACAGCAGCTTATGTAAGTGGAACTTCATTTACAATTAATGGTTCAGATGTTACTTCAATTTATCATGCAGGTAGAAGAATTAAAATTACAGATACAGCTGCAACACTTTACGGAACTATTGCTAGTTCATCATTTTCTACAAACACAACAGTTACTGTAACTTGGGATGCAGGTTCTTTAACATCAGGTGCATTAAACAATGTTTATATTGGTGCATTATCAAAAACAAATGATTCTATACCTACAGGAATATCTGCTGAAAAAATTGCAAACGGAACAGTATCAGATGCAGAGTTTCAATATTTAAATGGAGTAACATCTGCAATACAAACTCAATTAGATGCAAAAGCAGGATCTATAACTGGTGCTGCATCAACAATAGCTACATCAGACTTAACTGCATCAAGAGCTTTAGTTTCAAATTCATCAGGCAAAGTTGCAGTATCATCTGTAACATCAACTGAACTTGGTTATGTTTCAGGTGTTTCTTCTGCAATACAAACACAGTTAGATGCAAAAAATGTAAAAGCAAATAACTTAAGTGATGTTGCTTCAGCTTCATCTGCTAGAACAAACTTAGGTTTAGCTATAGGAAGTGATGTTCAAGCATATGATGCACAGTTAGCTGATATTGCAGGATTAACTCCAACAGACAGTAATTTTATTGTAGGTGATGGTTCTAATTTTGTAACAGAAAGTGGAGCTACTGCTAGAACATCTTTAGGATTAGGAACGATTGCAACACAAGCAGCAAATAATGTTGCTATAACAGGTGGATCAATTACAGGTATGTCTGCACCATCAGGTAGTTCAGATGTTACAACAAAAAGTTATGTAGATGATTTAGTTGCAGGTTTAAAAACAAGAATTATTACAAGAGTAGCAACAACAGCAAATATTAATTTATCAAATGCTTTAGAAAATGGAGATACTTTAGATGGTATTTCTTTAGTCACAGGTGATAAAGTTTTAGTTAAAGATCAAACAGATGCTACAGAGAATGGTATTTATTTAGTTCCAGCAAGTGGTGCAGCAAGTAGAGATCCTGATTTTAATACAGTAGATGAGTTAGCTGGTCAGCTTGTTATTATTCAAGAAGGAACAACAAACGAAGATACAATATTTTTATGCACAACAGATACTGGTGGTACTATTGGTAGTGTAAACATTACTTTTTCACAGGTTCAACCTCAGTTTACAGGTACTGTAAGTTCAGTAGCTGTAGCAGACGCAGGATCATCAGAATTTACAGTAACTGGTTCACCAATTACTACTAGCGGAACGATCAATCTTGCTGTAAATAATATTAACGTAAGTAAAATAACAGATGCAGCTTCAAAAGGATTTGCAACTGCTATGGCAATAGCTTTATAAGGAGGAAAAATGGCACAGGACTTTGAATCAACAGGCGGTCAAATAACAAACACAGCAACTACATTATTAACAGCTAATAGTGATGATGCTATTGTTGGTTTAAGACTTGCTAATGTTCTTACATCAGCAGTAACTGTTAGTGTATGGATTTCAGAGAATGGCTCTACAGATAGATACCTTGTTAAAGACTTAAGTTTACCTGCTGCAAGTTCAGTTGAACTAATTCAGTCAGGTTCTAAAGTCGTTATGCAGAATACAGATGTTTTAAAAGGACAATCTAATACTGCATCAAGTGTAGATGTTTGGATTAGTAGAGTTGACTCAATTAGCACATAAGGAGAATAGATGAATATTTTTGAACAAGATTTTATTGGCGATAAACCAGCAACAGAAACTGTTTATCATCATGCAGGAACTTTAGATAAAAATATGGTATTAGAAAATGCTGTCCTTGCAGGACCAGTAACTTTTGTTAATACTGTAACAGTAACAGGAACATTAGTAATAGTTTAATGAGTAAAATAAACGTAAATCAAGTTGATACACAATGCGGATCTACACTTACTTTAGGTAGTTCAGGTAAAACTGTAACACTTGCAAGCGGTGCATCTCAATCAGGTTTTGGTCGTACTGGAACTGTAGATTGGTGTACAACAGCTAAAACATCTCCGTTTACTGCTGTGTCAGGTGATGGATTTTTTGTAAACACTTCAAGTGGAGCAGTAACAGTTACTTTACCAGCATCACCAAGTGCTGGTGATATAGTTTCTATAGCTGATTACACAAACACTTTTCAAACTAACAATGTTACTATAGGAAGAAATGGATCAAAAATTGGTGGAGTTTGTGCTGACGCAATTTTAACAACAGAAGGTCAATCAGTAACTTTAGTTTATGTAGATGGAACAGAAGGTTGGAAAAACGTACAAGATTCAACTTCTAATGTCACAGGTAATCCAGGTTTTTTAGCAGCTACTGGTGGAACAGTAACTACTTGTGGTAATTTTAAAATTCATACATTTACTTCTGATGGTTGTTTTTCAGTAACAAATACTTTTGGTTCAGGAGTTGGAGCTAAAGTTTCTTATGTGGTAGTCGCTGGTGGAGGTGGTGGAACAGGGGCTGGTGGCGGAGCAGGAGGATTTAGAGAAGGTAAACAAGCTTGTGGTGGTTACACAGCTAGTCCTTTAGCTGCAACTCCTTGTTCAGGTTTACCTGTAAGTGTTCAAACTTATCCTATAACAGTAGGAGGAGGTGGTGCAGGAGGAAATCCAGCATATCCTGGAACAGGAAAAGCAAATGGTTCAAATTCAATTTTTAGTACAATCACTTCAGCAGGTGGAGGTGCAGGTGGCAATTCACCAAACGATAGTGGAGATGGAGCAGATGGTGGTTCAGGTGGTGGATCAGGTAATGGTCCATCAGGATCAGCTGCTGCAGGTTCAGGCAACACTCCACCAGTTAGTCCTCCACAAGGTAATAATGGCGGAACATCAAGTCCAGGACCAGGAAATGCTGTAGGTATGGCTGGAGGTGGAGGCGCTAGTGCTGTGGGAACTAATGGAACACAAGGTCCAAGTTCTGCTGGAAATGCAGGTTCAGGTGGAAATGGAGTTACAAGTTCTATATCAGCCTCTCCAGTTACAAGAGGTGGTGGTGGTGGAGGTGGTGCGCAAGGCACATCACCAAATACAAATTTAAATAATGGAGGAACAGGTGGAGGTGGTAATGGTGGAACAGGTAGTGTCACTTTAGCTAGTGGTAATGGAACAGCAAATTTTGGAGGTGGAGGAGGTGGTAATGTACAAGGATCACAAGCTGGTGCTGGCGGTTCAGGAGTAGTAATAATAAGATACAAATTTCAATAGGTAAATTATGGCAAGTATAATTAAAACAGATAACATACAAAAAGTTTCAGACGATTCTAACATCATTAAAAAATGTGGATCAACAATTACAATAGGTTCTTGTGGAGCTTCTGTTGCTTTAGCATCAGGTGCAACGCAGACAGGTTTCGGTAGAACTGGCACAGTTGATTGGTGTACTACAGCAAAGACAAGTCCTTTAACAGTTGCTTCAGGCAATGGATATTTTATTAATACCACATCTGGTGGAATAACAGTAACACTTCCAAGTTCTCCTTCGGCTGGAGATATTATTGCTTTAAAAGATTACGGAAACACTTGGGACACTAACAATGTAACATTATGTAGAAATGGATCAAAAATTAATGGTAATTGTAGTAATGCAACTTTAAACACAGAGTCTCAATCAGTAACTTTAATTTATGTGGATGGAACTAAAGGTTGGCAAGATATTCAAGACTCAACATCAGATGTAACAGGAGCTTCTTTTACGTCAGCAACTGGAGGAACTATTACAACTTCTGGAAATTTTAAAATTCATACATTTACTTCAAGTGGTTGTTTTGCAGTATCTTCTGTTGGAAATGCAGCAGGTGGTGGAGATAAAGTTTCATACATGGTTGTTGCTGGTGGTGGTGGTGGATCTACTGGCGGTGGTGGTGCAGGAGGTTTTAGAGAGGGAAAAGATACACCAATAGATTCTTACACAGCTAGTCCATTAGCGGCAGCAGATTCAGGTTTAACAATAAATAATACTACTTATCCAATAACAGTTGGTGCAGGTGGTGTAGGTCCTTCCGCAGCAACACCAGGATCAAATTCAATTTTTTCAAGTATAACAAGTACAGGTGGAGGAGCTGGAGGAAGCTCACCTTTCTCAACTCCAACTTATAATGGAGCTCCTGGAGGTTCAGGGGGAGGTGCCAACCAAGGTGCAGCCGCACCAGCTCCTAATAGACCAGCACAAGGTGGAGCAGGAAACACTCCTCCAGTAAGTCCTTCACAAGGATTTCCTGGTGGTAATTCAAATTCTGGAGACCAAACTGGTAGTGGAGGCGGTGGTGGAGCTACAGCAGCAGGAGGAAATTCTACTGGACCAGCTGGTCCAGGATCTGGTGGAATAGCAGGTCCTGGAGGTGCTGGTGCAACAACAAGTATTAATGCAAGTCCTAACTCTTTTGCTGGTGGTGGCGGTGGAAATCAATATTCTCCTACTGCTCCAGCAGTTACTACTCCTGGAGGTGTTGGAGGTGGTGGCACTGGTTCATATTGGAATGGTTCAGTTGATACTGGTGCAACAGATGGAACAGCAAATACAGGTGGTGGTGGTGGTGGTACTGCAGGAAGTGGTAGAAAGAACGGTGGTTCAGGAATAGTAATTATAAGATATAAGTTTCAATAGGATAAATTATGAGTACAATTAAAGTAAACACAGTAACAAAAAGAACAGGCAGCACACTTACATTAGGTGAGTCAGGCACAACAGTAACTTTAGCTTGTGGTGCTACACAAACAGGTTTTGGTAGAACAGGAACAGTTGACTGGCAAACAAGTTCTATTAAAACATCTACTTTCACAGCAACAAGTGGTGAAGGATATTTTGTAAACACAACAAGTGGTGCTGTAACAGTAAATTTACCAGCAGGTGTTGCAGGTGCTATTGTAGGTTTAAAAGATTATGCAGGAACTTGGCAAACAAATGCAGTTACATTAAATCCAAATGGTTCAGATAAAATTGGCGGTGGAAATACGGTTGATCCTACTTTAGCAGTACAAGGTGGATCAGTTCTTTTAGTTTTTGTTGATTCAACACAAGGTTGGTTAGCCACTTCACAATCAGTTACAGAAAGTCCATCAGGAACAGAACTTTTTATATGTGCATCAGGAGGAACTCCATCACAATCAGGAGATTATGAAATTAGAACTTTTACAAGTTCAGGAACATTTACAGTAAATAGTTTAGCCACTAATTCACCAAACAACATAATTGATTATGCTGTTGTTGCAGGTGGAGGTGGTGGCGGAACAGGCACATCAGGAGGTGCAGGTGGAGGTGGAGCAGGTGGTTTAAGACAATTTACATCTCAACCAATTTCTGTTCAATCTTATCCAGTTACAGTTGGTGGAGGTGGTGCTGGAAATCCTCCAGGAGCAACACCTCAACCTCCAGGAACAGATGGTAGTATATCAACTTTTATTTCTAATTCATCAGCAGGTGGAGGTGGAGGAGGATCACAAGCTCCAGGTTCACCAGCACCAAATTATACAGGAAATGATGGTGGTTCAGGAGGTGGTGGAGCTTATCCTGGAGGTGCAGGAGGAAGTGGAAATACTCCACCAGTTTCGCCTTCACAAGGAAATAATGGTGCAGCAATAGGTGGTTGTAATGGTGGTGGAGGAGGTGGAGCAGGTGCTGCAGCAATTCAAGCATCTGGTCCTACTGTAGCAAGTCCAGGTGGAGCAGGTGTAGATATTTCACCAACTTATGGCCCAGGTGTTGGAGCTTCAGGTTTTGTAGCAGGCGGAGGTGGTGGCGGTAATTATAATGCTTGTGGTTCAGCTTCAGGAGGTTCAGGAGGTGGAGGTGCAGGTGGAGCTAAAAATCCTTCAGGTGCTGTAACAGGTTGTAATGCAGTAGCAAACACAGGAGGTGGAGGTGGAGGTGCAACTAGTCAAGCTGGTCCACCAGTTGGTCCAGGAATGCAAGGTGGTAATGGTGGATCAGGGGTAGTAATTATTAGATATAAAAGACAATAGTTGAAATGAATTAAAAAATAATATATAAGGAGAAACATTATGGCACATTACGCAAAATTAGGAGCAAACAATAAAGTTATAGCAGTTCATGTTGTAGCTGATAAAGATTGTCAAAATGCTGATGGTATTGAAGATGAAGAAGTAGGAAGACAGTTTTTGGAAAGAATCCATAGCTGGCCGCTTTGGAAAAAAACATCTTACAATACATCTGGCGGACAACACAAAACAGGCGGAACACCTTTAAGAGGTAACTACGCAGGTATAGGTATGACTTATGATGAAGATAACGATATTTTCATTGGTAAGAAACCTTATGCTAGTTGGACTTTAAATGTTGCAGAAGCAAGATGGCAGTCACCAGCAGGTGATGCTCCTGCTTTAACAGCAGAACAAACTTCACAAAACGAAGCTGGAACTCACAGCTGGTCATACAACTGGAATGAGTCTGGTCAATCTTGGGATATAGAAAATAGCTTAGCTTAATTTATGCAGAAGGTGGTACTGTCGGAGATTAGTTTAATTCATGGTCCTGTCGCCATGCCTAAAGGTTTTGAAATAGACAGAGATCAAATCAGAAACGACATCATAGAATCCTACGTCAAAAAAAATAGAATAAACAATAATCCAAAAGCATATTCTTTTGACGATTATGCTGTGCCTTTTTCACAACCTTTACAATGGATGCAAGACTACATAAGAGATCATGTTAGATTAGAACATGGTTTTACTTTAGTTAATAAAAGTATGCATGGTAATGTTATGCACCCTAAAGAAAAATCTTGGACTAGAAATCAAGTTGAACCTGTAGATTTAAGAAACTCACCTGATTACACAGTTATTTATGGTGTTGATGTTAAAGAAAATTCTTCTGAATGTATTATTGAATATGATGATAATAGAAGAAAAAATAGAACTTGGCACATACCTATAAAAAATAATGAATTTATAATGTTTCCTGCTACTAATAAATATTCTTTTTCACCTAATACTTCTAATGGTTTAAATATAATTCTAACTTTAAATTATGAATTTATCTAATTATTATTGGTACTTTGAATCTGCAATACCACCAAGAATTTGCGATTTAATTGTTAAGTATGGTAAGGCAGAAAAGAACAGAGAGATTATGGCTATTACAGGTGGTTATGGTAGGGATAGAGATTTAAACAAACAACCTCTCACCAAAGAAGAAGTAAAAGATTTACAAAAAAAAAGAAATTCAAATATTGTTTGGATGAACGATAGATGGATCTACAAAGAAATACAACCTTATATACATCAAGCAAATCAAAATGCAGGTTGGAACTTTGAATGGGATCATTCTGAATCTTGTCAGTTTACCATATATAAAAAAGGTCAGTATTATGATTGGCATTGTGACAGTTGGGATAAACCTTATGTAGAAGAAGGTCCAACAAAAGGTAAAATAAGAAAATTATCTGTAACTGTAACTTTGACAGACCCTAAAGAATATAAAGGTGGTGAACTAGAATTTGATCTAAGAAACTTAGATCCTGATAAGAAACCTAACTTAAGAAGTTGTACTGAAATATTACCTAAAGGTTCTTTAGTTGTATTTCCTTCTTTTGTTTGGCATAGAGTTAAACCAGTAACAAAAGGAGAAAGGAATAGTTTAGTCATTTGGAATCTTGGCTATCCATTTAAATAATATGAATAATATAAAACAAGGCGGAAGTAATAAACAAAACAAAAACCATGTAAATTTTAAATCTGCATTTTATTTTCAAACACCAATATGGATCGCAGAAGCTCCAATGTTTTTGAAAAACGCAACTAAAGTAACAAATAAATATATTAAGAAAGCTGATAAACTTCTTAAAGATAAATTAAAAAATGAACCAAAATGGAAAAAAGATATAGGTACATTTGGTTTATCAAAACATAGTGAAAGTTTTTCAAATGATCCTAAAATAAAAGACCTAGTACAATTTATAGGTCAACGATCTTATGAGTTTTTGGATTGGCAAGGATTTAATTTACAAAATCACAGTTTACACTTTACAGAATTTTGGGTGCAAGAATTTAGTGAAAAAGGTGGTGGTCATCATTCTACACATCAACATTGGAATCAACATGTATCAGGATTTTATTTCTTAAAATGTAGTGAGAAAACATCTTATCCAATATTCCATGAACCAAGACCTGGTGCAGAGATGACAAAACTACCTTTAAAAAATCAATCACAAATTACAATGGGAACTAATCAAGTACATTACAAACCTAATCCAGGAACAATGATTATTTTTCCAGGTTATGTTCCACATGAATTTGCAGTAGATGCAGGACTAGAACCTTTTAGATTTATACATTGGAATATTAAAGTTGTTGAAACAGCAATTTCAAAAGAAAGGAGTAATAATGAGCTTCCAAAAAAATAAATATTGTGTCATCAAAGAAGCTGTACCAAAAGATATAGCAACATTTGTTTACAATTATTTTTTATTAAAAAGACAAGTTGCAAGAACTTTATTTGATCACAGATACATTTCTAACTTTACAGAAGAATGGGGTACTTGGGCTGATCAACAAGTTCCAAATACATATTCGCATTATGCAGATATAGCTATGGAAACTTTATTGATGAGAACTTTACCTATTATGGAAAAGAAAACAGGACTTAAGTTAAATCCAACTTATTCTTATGCAAGAATATATAAAACAGGAGATGTGCTGCACAGACACAAAGATAGATTTAGTTGTGAAATATCTACAACATTAAATCTAGGTGGTGATTTGTGGCCAATATATTTAGAACCTAAAAAGAATGTAGGTATTCCTGATGGTAAAAAAATTACTGTATCAAGCAACAACAAAGGAACTAGAGTCGTTTTAAAACCTGGTGATATGCTAGTGTATAGAGGTATGGAACTAGAACATTGGAGAGATGAATTTCAAGGTAACGACTGCTGTCAAGTTTTTCTACACTATAATGATCAAAAGTCTAAAAATGCAAATCAAAATGTAAATGATAGAAGACCGCATTTAGGACTACCAGCTTGGTTTAAAAAGTGATAGAATACCGATTGGGGTAGGCAATACCACCAACCACCTTGCCTATCCCTTTTAATTACTATGGCTAATATATATAAAAACGCACAATTTAATTTAACTACTACTGCTATAACAGATATTTATACTTGTCCTACTGGTAGAACAGCTTTAATGAAAAATGTTCATGTAGCAAATTATGGAGCAGGTAATGTTGTAGTTAAAGGTCATTTATATGACAATTCTGCAACAACTGGCTATCAAGTAGATCAACACACTTTAGGTGCTGGTAATTCACAAGACTTATCAGATGGAATTTTAGTATTAGAATCAGGAGATATTTTTAGGCTGGAAGCAGGATCTGCTAATGCTATAAGTGGTAGTTGTTCAATTTTAGAAATATTTGACGAAAAAAGTCCTTAACAAAGATAAGATATTAGTGTATTTATGGAATTAGTTAGAATACCTGTCAAAGAACTTGATAAGGTTTGGGCAATCGTAGAAAAAGATATTAAAAATGCTCTAGCTTATTCAAGTCAACTTACTAGCTCAGATTTTGTTTTAAATAAAACCAAAGAAGGAAAGTTTCAAATTTGGGTTTTATGGGATAAAACAAAACCTACATCAGTAGAAAAATATTTTGGTGTAGTCGTAACTGAGATTATAAAAAGACAGTTAGGAAAAGTTTGCCACATATATATTATGACCGGTAAACAAAGACACAAATGGCAACATTTAGTCAAAGACATTGAGCAGTTTGCAAAAGACGAAGAATGTCAAATGATGGAATTAATTGCTAGACCAGGTTGGAAAAAAGTTTTAAACAATTTTGGTTATAATATGACTCATGTTGTATTAGAAAAAAAAATTAAACAAGAGGAGAAAAAATGAGTTTTGGAGGAGGATCATCAGGAGGTGGTCAAACAACTACACAATCAGTTCAACCTTACGCAGCAGCACAACCAGCATTAAATCAAATTATTTCAGAAGCAGGTCAACTTTATGCTCAAGGTCCACAAGCAGCAGGTTATGTTGCACCTACAACTCAAACTTTAACAGGTCTTGCACAACAAGAACAATTAGGAACAGCAGCACAACAACAATTAGCTGCAACTCTTGGCGGACAATATTTAAATCCTTTTTTATCTCCTTTGATACAAAAATCTGCTGGAGATATTTATACTAATGTAGCTCAACAATTTAGTGGAGCAGGTAGAACACCTACATCACCATTAGCACAACAACAAGTAACTTCTCAAGTTGCTCAAGCTGCTTTACCTTTAGCTTTTCAACAATACGATGCTGAAAGAGCTAGACAATTAGGTATTGCAACAAGAGCTCCTTCATTATTACAAACAGGTCAACAATTAGAACAAATACAAAGACAACAAAACTTAGCACCAGCTCAAGCCTTACAACAATATGCTGGTTTAGTTTCACCTATTGCATCAGGCTTTCCTGTAACAGCAGGTCAAGTAGATACAAGAGCAAACCCATTAACAACTGCAGCAGGTGGAGCATTAATAGGTTCTGCTATTCCTGGTGTCGGACCATTAATAGGTGCTGGAGCAGGATTATTAGGAGGATTACTTTAATGGATAAAATAAGAAAGATCATGTATGACTTTGACATTAAGATACAAAAAAATCCTAGCAAAGCCTTAATAGGAATGTTTATAGCTTTTTGTTTAGTTATTATAATTTTTGGAGGTTAATATGAGTTCAGGTTCAGGATCTGATTCTGGAAGTTCAGGCGAAGTAACAGCAGATTACTATGGTCCAGATTCTTCATTAGTAGATGAAGTTGCTTTAACTGGAGGTGGTGGAGATACTGGTGCTGTAACCGCAGATTATTATGGTGGTGGTTCTACAACATCTCCTACAACATCTGTAAGTGGATCAGATATAGATTCTTCTTATAATGCTAGTGATGCTTATTTTACACCAACTCAAGAACAAACATTTGGTGATAAAGTTACAGATTATATTACAAGTGGTGGTTTAATAGGTGCAGGTATTAGAACTGTATCAGATATTTTTGGAACACCTGAAAATCAATATGCTGGTATTACCGGTGAAGATGTATATGAAACACCTAGTCAATATGCACAAGATGTTTTAAATGTAGATTACGATACTTTAGATTTAGAAAATCAAAGATCAATAGATCAAGAATATTTTGATCAAGGTTATAGAAGTAGTTCTTTTCAAGAACTTTATGATACAGGTGATGTAAGTAATTTACAAAATTTAACACAACCTGAATCAGATGCTGTTAAAAGACTAATACCACAAGCATCTTATGTAGTTGGAGGACAACAACCTATAGAATCGCAAGTAAATAAGTATTTTGCTAATATAGGTAATCAATCTGGGCTTTCATCTCAACTAGAAAGCGACTATAATACTGCAAAAGCTAATGTAGCACAAACTATGGCTATTACCCCTTTAGCACAACAGTTTGGCTACTCTACGCAGCCGTATGGAGCTTTAACGGCACAAAATTTAGGTACGAACCCTTTTAACATTCCGTATCTACAAACAAGAGGATTAATATAATGGCAATAGAAGATAATAGATTTAGAAAAATGTTGATGATGGACTACGCAACCAAACAACAACAAAAAGGATTGTTAGATCAACCTCAAGTTGGAGGAGGTTTATTAAATAATTTAGGAAATATAAATCCTAATATTTTAATTGGTGCAAGTATTGCTGGTCAAGGATTAAAAGGTCAAGATCCTTTTAGTTCTTTAATACCTGCGGTAACTCAAACTGCACAAATACAAAAATTACTAAGACCTAAAAGTAGAGGAACTAAATCTGTATATAATCAAAAAACAGGTAGAACAGAATTTGCAACTGAACAAGATATTGCACAAAACCCTAATTTAGTACCTGTACCTACAGGCACAGTAACAAGATTTAATACTGAAACTGGTCAAGTAGAAATTTTACCAGCAGGTTTAGCAGGACAACAAATTAAAGATCAAACAAAAGCAAAGGGTTTAAAAACTCAATACGATATTTTAACAGAATTTATTGGCGATATGAAAACAAGATTACCTAAAACAAAAACAGGAGTTGTTGGTGTAGGTTACGCTGTAGCTGAAGGTTTTGCAGATCAAACTTCACAATTAGCTGAAAGTTTAGGTGTTAAAAATACATTAATTATAGAAGATACAGAAGCTATTGATAAATATTTAAAATCAAAAGGTTTTACAGAAGGTGCAAAAAATTATGCAACAATGAAATCTTCAGTAACTAATTTAGGATATGCTTTAGCTAAAATTGCTGAACCTAATAATCCAAGATTATCTGAAGGGGATATTATAAGACAATTAAATAGAATAAATTTTGGTGGTTCAAGAGAAGTATTTTCTGCATCTTTAGATCAAATTTTAAAAGAAGAAGGTATAAGAGCTAAAGCAGAAATAAAATCATTAGGTGGAGATATTTCAATTTTTGAACCTAAAAAGAAAAAGAAAAAAGAAGAAGGTAAACCAGAAGGTTACGATCCTTTAGGTATTTTATAATATGTCATCTATAGCTGATTATAAAAAACAGCATCCTGAGTATGCAAATATACCTGATATAAAATTGGCTGAAACTTTGTATGAAAAAGCATACAAAGGAAAAATTGATGAAAGTGATTTTTATAAACAAGCATTTCCTAATATAGCTTCTAAAAGACTTAGTGAAGAAATTATATTTCCTGATGATGAATTTGGAAGTAATTTTGAATTTAAAGAAACAGAATCAAAATTTAAACCTATAACATCTGAAATAGCTAAAGTTTCTGGTGTTGCTGTAAATGATCCTGCTTCAAGTAAAGCAAGATTTGGTGCTTCATTAGGTTATAATCAAGAACAAAAAAAATTGGCAGTAAAAAATAGTTTATCAAAATTATATAATCAAGATGTAGATGTAAGAGTAGGTCCTAATACAGGAGAGTTAGAATATTATAATCCTAAAACTAAACAATATGCTTTAGTAGATGCACCAGGAGTTGATTTAGGTGATTTTGCAGATTTAGGAGGAGATGCTATGATTGTTATTCCAGATTTAGTTGCAACGATTGGTGTAGGAGCTGCAACAGGAGGTGCAGGAGGAATAGCGGCAGGTGCTTTAGCTGCAGGTGCAGGTGAATATGCAAGATTAAAATTAGGTCAAAAACTTTATAACATAAATAAAGATTTAACAGATCAAGAATTATTTAATGAAGCTCTTAAAACAGCAGGAATATCTCTTGCTGCTGGTACTGCTGGATTAGCAGTTGCTAATACTATTAAAGGTGTAAACAATTTAATCAAAGGAAGAATAGTTGGAGATGATGCTTTAAAAGTTTTAGATGATGTAAAAGAACCTGATCAAATAGCTAAAACTATAAATGACACTTTAGATAAAGCTAACATAAACTCAAAAGTTAAATTTACTTTGGCACAAGCTATAGATGATGCTGATATGTTATCAACTCAACAAGCATTTGAAAATGTAAAAAGACTTGGTTACATGAACGAATTTAGAGAATTTGGTAGAAATCAAGCAACAGCATTAAATGATTATTTTACTGTTTTAAAATCTGGTTTTGGAACAGGAGCAGGAAATAAACCAATAAATAGTTTTGATGCAGGTGTTATGATTCAAAATGTTATTAACAAAAGACAAAATCCTGTTATACAAAATATTATTAAAAAACAACAACAATCAGAAGAATTACTTACAAAATCTATATTTAGACTACCTGATGGAAGTTCAAAAGTAACTGGTGTTGAAGCTAGATCAATTATAAATGATTTAGGAAAAACTTATAAACAAAATGTAGATAAAGCAGGTAAAGCGTTAGATGCTGCAACAGGTCTTAAAATGATAGATGCAGATGAAATAGCAAAAGCTCTTAAAACTCTTACAGAAAAAGAAAAAAGAAATTTAATTAGTGTTGCAAAGACAGAAGGTATATTTAAACCTGGTATTTATGAAGATTTATTATCTCCAAATGCAAAAATTATGCTTACTGATGTAAGAGAAACTATGCAAACTTTAGGAAAAAAAATTAGAGATAAAGAAGTTGGTAGTGTTACTGGAGAAACAGTTGATGTAGGTAATTTAAAATTTTTAAATAATGCCTTTAGAACACAAGTTAAAAAAAACGCAGGAACAGAATATTTAAATGAATTAGAAAAATTTAATACTTTAGTTATAAATAATAAACAATTATTAAATAATCAAACTTTATCAAAATTAACTTCAATAGAAAATGGTATATTAAAAATTGCTGATGAAGATGTTTTTGCAGAAACATTTAAAAGAGGTACAGGATCAGGAAAAACAGCAAGAGAAATATATGATGTAATTAGTCAATCTCCAGATGCTTTGGCTGCTTACAAAAATTCAATATATGATTTTTATAAAAGAAAAGTTTTTAAAGATGGTGTTCCTAATTTAATAAAACATAAAACATTTATTCAAGATTATGAAGCACCTTTAAAACAATTTTTTACACCAGCAGAATATAATAAAATTACAAGAATTGGTGGTTTAAAAAAATCTGTGGAAGATTTAACAAAATTAAGAAAAACAACATCTGATAAACTATTGAAATCTTTTGAAGGAAGACTAGAAAGTTTATCCCCACAAGAAATATTTAATAAAATTTACAAACCAAATAACATTGGAGAAATTATAAAATTAAAAAATATTCTTAAGAATGACCCTGAAGTTTTTAGAGCATTTCAAAGGAATGTTTTAACTGATTTAAATGAGAGAGTAATGGCAACATCAGATAGATTAGGAATGAAAATTATAAGTCCAAAAAGATTTGATAACTATTTAAATGGTAGTGGTGGTGAAAGAGGATATAGAGTTGCTTTGAAAGAAATATTTGGAAAAGAATATATAGATAATTTAGATATTTTAAATAAAGCATTACAAATTACAGGAAGAAGAGGACCTTCAAGAGCAGCAGAGGGTACTATTGGATCTGCATTTTCTGATTTTATAAGAGCAGGTACAGGTCAATTTACTCTTACAGGTAGATTATTTACAGCATTTAGAAGAATTGGTAAATCTGCAAGAGAAAGAGTTATAGCTAATGCTTTATTAAATCCACAATCTTTAAAAGAATTAATTGAATTGAGAAAATTAAAACCTAATTCAAAAAAAGCTGCAATAATTTTAGGTAAACTTGCTGGAAGTATATTTACTACTTCCGAAGGAGAATAAAAATGGCAACTCAATCACAAAAAAACTCTCAAGAAATTATAAAACTTCAAGGCGAAATTAAATTGGTAAATGAGAAAATTACAACTATAAAGGACAATCATCTTGCACACCTTGACGCTAAAGTTAATACTATTTATAAACTTTTATGGGTAGCTGTAACAATAAGTTTAAGTGGTCTAATAAACTTAATCGTAAATCTTCTGTCTTAAAAGGCAAACAATCTTCAATTAAAGGTACTGTTGGCGAATACGATGCAATCGCAAAACTTACAAAAGCTGGTTACTATGTAGCAAAGAGCTGTGATCCTGCTTGTCCTTTTGATATTGTTATTGTTGACAAAAATGGTAAAATACAACTTTTAGATATTAAAACAAATACATATCGTAAAAGAGCTAAAGGAAAAATATTAAAGAACAAACCTAAAGGTTCTTATAAAATACATAGAACACCAACTAAGGAACAAAAGAAATTAGGCATAAGACTTTTGATGGTAGATTATGAAGATTAGTGAAGCAACAACAGTAAGTACAGACATAAAATCTATTACAGCAATTATCTTTGGTGTAGCTGTTGGTGTATGGAGTTATTTTGGCTTACAAGAAAAAATCAACAAACATGATACTAGATTAGAACTTATGGAAAAAGATTTAGAAGAAAACACAGAGTTCAGAATAAAATGGCCAAGAGGTGAGATGGGTTCTCTACCAGCAGACTCAGAACAGTTTATGCTTATTGAGGATTTATATAAATCAACTGAGAAATTAACTAAGAACCAAGAAATGAATACATCTAATAAACTTAGAATAGAATTTATGGAAAAACAAATCACTAAAATGTTAAATGATATTGAGAAGTTAAAAGACGCTAATAGAGAAATTAAATTTGGTAATGGAAAGAATCACTAAAAAAATAATTAAATATACTAAGCAAAAGTGGGAAGACACTAAGTCTATGAATATGTTTAAAATGCTTAGACAAGAAGTTGAGATAGGTGCAAACGGAACTCAAAGATATACTGTCAAGGAGGGAAAGAATAAAGGTAAAGTATTATGATAGAAATAGTAGTAGCTTTATGTATGTTTATAGATGGTGAATTAAAAGAACATAGAATTCAACCAGCTATGTCAGATTGTTTGAAAGGTAAACGCCAAGCTGAGAGGCAGTATCAAGAGGGTATTCAATATAAATGTGATTCTGTACCTGCTGAATTAGAGTCTAATATAGATGGAAGTAAATCTATAAAGAAAATTATTGAGGATGAATAATGGATTTTATATACAGAATTATAGAAAAGATCAGTTCAAAAATAAGTACATGGTGTTGGCACAAAAGAGTTCATTTACTTTACAAAAAAAGAGATAAGAAATGAATATAGGATTTA